TCACAGGATGTAATTGTCAAAGTATGAATCACTGTTATGGATTTTGTTTTTTGTACCATCTCCGTCAATTAAATTTCATATTTGATTCTGTTTACATCATTTATAAATTTTTTAAAGCCAAACATATACTACTTATGTTCAGGGAAAGTAAATTCGCTGAAACAACAATAATTCTCGAATTCTCACTTCGCTGATCACGCCATTTATTTTTCCTTTTTTATCAAACATGTAAAATATTTCGACTTTGTTTGGCTCAAACATGCTGCAGTAACTATTTATCTATTTCGCGCAAACGCTGCAGTAACTGTCGAAGAATGTTAATGTCGTCCTGAAAGAACAAGTCACTTATTATTTTTACAATTTCCAAAACGACTTCATCTTTTTCAAAATCTTCTCGAACTCTTTTCAAAGAATGGTCATTGTCCGTAAGAACTGTTTCCATCGGCGCTTGAATATGTGAGGACCGTGAAGTTATACTAAACCCTTAACATGCATTTATGGGTCAATCTTATATTATAGGTAAAACTACTATCATCCGACGGTAAAAACAATCAGCGCAGATATCACTACTACAGTTAACATAATAGTACTTGCATCATTTCTAAAATCATCTACTCAACGGTGACGGTTTGACGAGCGCGATTGCGAGCAGCAAGGGCCAAACGTCTTCTTTCTCTTCTGGCAGCCTGCACAGCTTCTCTTCTTGCCATTCTTTCTGCCAATCTGGCTTCTCTTCTTAGCGCTCGTTTCGTCAGGCCGACAGTGACCACTTCACTGATAGTATCCAACTCGGTTTTGCCAGCCTTTGTAACATAATAAAATGTTACTTCAGCCCTGCAATTCGGACAAGCTGCCGATTGAGTCCGCTTCATCCAAGTCTTCAGTTCACCAGCGCAAAATATATGTCCCTGTAACATCGATTTCATTGGTCGCACATGTTAAATGGTAAAAACTACTTACACATGGGGTCATGATACGATGCTTTTTGACGTTCGAAAAGCAAATCGCACATTCGAGCGCCGGGCGCGCAGACTTGGTGGATGACTTTGCTGTTGTTCCCTTTGTTCGAGTCATAATGGTCGTACGATGAGCTTGAAATTGTGAAGCATGGACAAATGAAATAGATGCTCGAAACATATGTGTCAAGATTATATGTCAAGCGCTCGAATATGTCAGGCGCTCGAATATGTCAAGATCACGTGTCACAATTTCAAAGGTAATCATGTTGACGACGAAAGACGGACAAGGTAAGGTTGTTGACGTTGCTGACGAAGTTGTCAATGTCATCCAAAGTTATCGAAATAAGAATGGAAAAGAACGTTTTCGGGCAACTACGGTTATTCTTGATAGCCTTAAACGCAAGTACTCTGAATCATATGCATTCTCACCTGAGCGCGAAGAAATGATTTCCTACTTAAGGGAATTTTCTCTTCGCGATTTACCGATACTTTTCCTGAATGCTGTTGATGAAGGGAATATGCAAAGGGCGAGATCTTGTTTAGATACGGGCGCTGGCGCTGGTATTTTTGCGCAAGTGTGTGATATCTTCCATTTATGGGAAACTGGAAGACACAAAGCACTCATAGTGTTCCAGATTGTGACGCTCATGGGCGGATTTGAACAGAATTTTCTACACATCGTTGCGAGTTTGATGCATGGAATGGACGAACGCGAGAAAGAAGCGCTTTTATTGCTGACTTGTTAAGTTGTTAAGGCAGTTGAATTCCACTATTATGGCGGCGATAAAAAGAGATATAAATATAAAAAGTAGAAGCATTTTGTTGTAATGTAAAACGCTGCGCAATTATTAGGATGTTCACAATCCACCATACTACGTCATAATAGCAGTACAGACTTTCTTGTGTGCCAGCCAATGCTTTTTCTGGCATTCTTTTGAGCAATAAAATTGATTTTTGCATCGACCGCATTTGAGTAAAAATGTTTGAATTAGACAATTTCCGCAAATGTACTTCTCGAAATTCATTTCAATTAACTTCTTGTCTTCTTCAGAAGTCAGATGACGCGTCGTGTCATACTTAGCACCCCATGTTTTGATCATCAATGCGTATTTTCCTAATTCAAGTTTTATCAAGAGCGAGCGTACCTCATTGATATAATTCAACGTTGTGTTGCCGTATATCGATTTTTGGTACTTGCAAAGTTCTTTAGCAAAAAAACACCTCACAGAAGGATGAATGGCTTTCGAAGAACATTTTAGAAATTCAAGAATATAGAGTCCGCGTTTGTGGGCATAAACATTGAAGTGGTGTTTCTTGTCGCAACTGAACTCATATTTCATTGGTTCTTCTTTTGTAACCGTCAAAAATAAATGATATCCTATAACTTGCATTTCTTTATCCAAGTCAAACAAAGAATAATAGTCGAAATCAAACCATTCTTTCTTCACTTGCCCAGAATAAAAGATGAAGAAAATGATGTCACATTTAGCGAGTAAAGATTCCATGAAAATATTGTGATTTCGGTCGCGTACGACATGAAATGAAATACTTGCGTTTTTAGCTCGCCGATACATGTTCATAAATTTTTCTGCTTTATCAATGACGATTGGAAGAAACTTGTCTCTTAAATCTGCAATGGTCCTGTTTTCCGTGTCCATTCTATCTATTTCGCTAGCGAAAAAGTACGATAGGCAAACAAGTGTTTCTGCTAATTGCGGTAGGAATCCGAATGAGAAAGCTCTGCAAAGTTTGTAAAATAGCATGGCTTTCATCGACATCGAAATGTTCACATCAATCATAATCAAGAAAACTTGTCGTTGAAATTTCGAAAGATTTGACGCATAAAATGGTATTTCTTCGAGAAACATACTCAAACGACTTTCTATTTCATCGTAATTGGAAATGTATTCATCACTGAAGTACGCGTCACTCATCTTGAAATTGTGACCACGAAGAGATATAGCTTCTTTTGTCAAATTTTTAAACTTTTCTTCTGTGCCTTTCATCTAATTCACAATTTAATCGAAACTTAGGCGAATTATGAAAGAATATGCTGATCTCAGAAAGGTTGTATTGAACCATAAAAGGGGTGCAATAAAAAGCAACAAAGCGCTCGTTCATTCGGATCGAACAAATTCAAAGTTTATTGTGTATGACGACGATGAAATCATGGGAGTTGTCGATTTTCAATACGAACAAAAGCGCGGTGTCATTATTGTCACAAATCTCCGAAGCAAAGAGACTAAGAATACATTTGTCTTATTGCGCGGCGACGTTTTGCATATTTTTGAGAAGTTTGTCAAGGATACTTTTAGGAAAGTCGTGACACAAATAATCGAACCAAAAGTCATTCGCCTGATTTATTTTCAACCAGCATTGAAAACCATAAGTGAAGATTGCAAAACATAAAGTACGTAGCGTAAATATTTTGGACATAGATGCATTTTCACGAGTACATAGAAAAATATCTGGTACCATATAGCTGTACGACTCTAGACTTTGTAGATTATTTCATAAGTAGTAAAAAATATTGATGCAAGTATATTAGATCAGTAAGTCACAATTTAAAGGGTTTTAAGATTTATACACTAATGCTTGAGTATATAAACCCCGCTTTGACTGTAATCGGGTTGGTTGTATCCGCAGTCAGAACTTACCTCTCTCCTTCCATGGAAACTAGTGAGGAGAAAGTTATGGACTGGAAATGGATCATTTTCATGTTTTCGGCATCCACGGCAATCAGTTTACCTTGTCTTATCATTCAGTACGTCAAAATCTTGATTTTGAAAACAACAAGTAGTATTCCTTACTTGTTTTTCATTCTTGGTCATTTTGTTCCTTCTCTCAATTTACTGATCCTTCTTCTTTGTGACTACACATCATTGTTAAAATGGGCGTCTTTCTTCTATCAATTTCAACTAACCGTGACAATGACGGCAATTTTTCAAATTTCAAACGAACAATTCTTTTCACGCATTCTTTACTTGGAATCTATCGTTGTTATGGCATCACTCGTTGCCATTTGTCAGATCAGTCGTGCCGAAGAGATAACAAATGTTTTTAATATCATAGCATGGACTTTTCTCGTTATTTATTGGTTAACTTTGTTTTCCAGAAAAGAAATGAGAACTCGTCACAGTAAAAGTATATACATTTTCATATACTGGACGTATGCTTTAGTAGTTGGTATTGTGCAAACGATTTTAAGTCGAAAACAAACATGGTATTTGGTGTTCAACTATGCGGTAATATCGATAATTCAATCCTTTTTCTTGTTCACTATCTCTTCTGTGAAATTGTTTTACTTAATGAAAAATAGTCGCCTTTTACAAGCACAAAAAAGCCATGTAGTTCGGTATATATCCCATGAAGTACGGACACCACTAAATATTTTAAGTAGTGGATTGGATATTTTAAGAACGGATCTTTCCAAAGGAGTTTCTCATCAACAGATACAACAACACTTATCAGATATGCAAACTTCTTTAGTGATTGCGATTGATGGAATGACCGATTTGTTGAATTACGAAAGTATCAACGAAAAGAAATTTGATGTGAATTTGCATAAAATGAGTATCAAACATATACTATCTACAGAAAGTAAAAACATGTTTATGATGTTTGCAACCAGTAAGTCGATTCAATTTATTTTTGAACAATTCGACAGTTTTGAAGGGGAAGAAATCATGTGTGATGAAGGAAAATTGAATGCTGTCATACGAAATCTCGTTACAAATGCCATCAAATTTACTCCACCGAATGGAAAAATACGTCTCCAATCAAAAATTACATCTGAAAATGAGTCTCGATATCTACAAATTCGAGTTATAGATAGTGGTAATGGAATGACAAGTTCCCAAGTAAAAGGTTTATTCAAAGAATTTCAAACGTTTTCGGAAAGCAGTAGTAGCATACAAGGAAATGGAATAGGATTATTTATGTCGAAAATCATCGTAGAAATGCACTCTGGAACCATTGAAGCCTTTTCAGAAGGAACTGGCCAAGGTTCGACTTTTACAATTAAAATTCCTTTGATAAAATCAAAAATCGTTCCATCAAATTCCAACTCTTTCCATTCACCACGTGTTGGCATTGAACCTCCGTCTCCTGATCATCATAGTATAGATATTTTGCCAGCAACAAATCAAAAGATATACATATTGATTGTTGATGATTCGACTGTGAATTGCCAGATACAAAAACGTATGATAACTGATATTTTTGAAAATGACCATTTTCTTAAGTCGTTCGATATCTCTGTTACGATGACTTATGACGGAACCACAGCCATAGAAGAAAACAATCATCTTTTTTCCACTGAAAATCGATATTTTGATTTTATCTTTTTAGACAATTTGATGATTAGTCAACATGGTCCGGAAACAGCCCAAGAAATAAAATCATTGCCTAGCTACAATGGATATATTGTTGGTATTACTGGAAATGCTATGAAAGATCAAGTAGATCGGTTTTTGGCATACGGGGCTGATAAAGTACTACTAAAGCCAGTTGATAAAAAGAAACTGAAAAACACGATTATAGGTAGATTGGTTGATTATAATTGAGTAAGAAAGTAAATATAAGTTTGTACACAAAAGTTAAACAATGAAAGTATTAGAGTGTATTCGAAGAGCTATTGTACGTTTCATTGTACGTTTCATTTTATTTTTTGTGTGCTTGGGAACAAGAAAAAGGAAAAAGTCACTCGAAAGCTACAACGCGAAAAGTTCATTGCATCTTTCATCACAATTTTAATTATAAAAACGTAAATGAAACGTACAATGCCATTTTACTTTTCATTTAATTATAAAAAACGATTAAAAAAATTAAAAATTAAAAAATTAAAAAAATAAAACGTAAAAAGTAAAAGTTTTATACTTTTCCGAATACACACTTTGCTGACTGTATTTTTCACTGTCGTTTTACTCTTCAGATTCGGTCGAAAAAGTAAAATGAAAAGTAAAAGTGAAACGTACAATAGCTCTTCGAATACACTCTATTGCACTTCTAAAAATATAGTTTTCATCTGAGTCATTGAAAACCAAATGTTCAGTGACTAACTTTCCGTCATCAAATCTCCTTCTTCCACCACATTGTCTCAAGAATCATTGATGATTCCTTTTTTATGAAATTCATGAAACTCAAAACATCAGCTCTTTAAAGAGAGATGCGAGGAGGAAGTCTTTCTTGTTCGACGCGACAAAGATCATTACCTTGTAACTGTTGAAATGAACTCTTCAAATTAGGTAGTAGTGGGTAAAACTTCCGTGCCCAGTAGAGTTTTCTTTAAATTTTCAAGTGATGGAAGAAACTCAAAAAGTTCTTTAATTTGAAGGACGACTAGTTCATCAACGTCCTTTTTTCTCTGCAATGCATCTAAGTCAACAAAAGCTTGGTAGAGAACTTCATTCATTTTTTTATCAGTATCGTCGAAAGCTTCTATGTTATTTTGTTCTCGGAACTCTTTCATAGCAGATATATATTCATCTAAAAGCTCTATACGTCTTGGTACCCCTTCAGGCAAGATATATCGATCGGGAATAATAAAGTATACTTTCCCATCCGATATTTCAATGACCTTTTTGCCCATATTGATCAATTCTGAATGTTTCAATAAATAGAAGATAAATAATGCAAGCATTCGCTCCCGTTTGTAAAGATCAAAGGGACTGTAAATATAAAAAGATGGAAATTGCTCGCCAACATAGGTCGAATAGGCTTTGCATAATACATATCTGTAATTATTTAGAAATGGAACCAATATCGTCTCAAAAATAGTATTTTCAAATGAATGCAAGAAAAAGGCCGCGAAGCGCGCCATAATCTTGGGATTAAATAAAGTTGTAGTCTTTTTGAAATATTGGTTTTTTATGAAATCAATCAATGGAGTCCATTGAATAGTCTTTCGTAGAAGGCCACCGCCTCTTTTCTTGCTTCTACGGTGTCTTCTAGAAGCAGTCTGCCTGGGCATCTTGTATTATATATTTGGTATTTTTATTTGCCAACCTATTCGGATGTATTTACATCACCTCGAAGAAATTTGGCTCCTTCAGGTCGGTATAAGTTGAAAGTATAGGAGTTTCCCTTTTCTGCACATTGTATTTGACATGTATCATGTTTTTTTGACGCGTATCATGCAATAAGAAAATATGATAGTGTAAACCAATACATTTCCCTTTCGGTCAACTATTCTAACTTTTCTATCCATTTTTTAAGATCTGGTGCAAAATAATAATCGCTCTATAATCAAAGATCATAGCAATGAATACAATCGATGATATCAAAACATTTTTAGCCAACCGCTACGCCATAAA